ACACACACACACACACACACACACACACAATGCGGGGTTTACGGGGTGTCCCCGTCATAGAACCCCTTGACCTTTTTATTAACCATTATTTTTTGCGGATTAAACGAGGTTAGGAAAAGTCCGTCCAAAGTTTTTACGCGGGATAAAGCCACGTATGTTTGACCGCATTCGAAAATATTACTTCCGGCGTCTATTTCGGCAAAATCGAGAGAAACTCCTTGGGATTTATGAATAGTGATAGCCCATGAATAAATAAGGGGAAGTTGTTTAACGCCTATCGATTTAACATTTTCACTATACCATGTATGATACCCAATTATACGTTCTTTTCCATTTGAAAACCGAACAATCGGAAGCATCCCGTCTTCCCTAGAAAATCCTGTTACAACGCCCTGACTCCCATTTGCGATTGGATGCGACGAATCCATGTCGATATTCGCAACGCACATGACCTGAGTTCCGATAGTTAGCATGATTTTCTCTCCTACCATTACGTTTTCTTTCAAGAATTTGATTTCGAATTCCTTCGTTTGTTCTGAAACATATTCAACAAGCTCGGCTCCTGAATATTTTTTTGCTTTTTGATAAAAAGCCTTGTTTGAATAAGAAGAAGAAGATGAAGATGATGAAGAATCTTGAACAACAGACATTGTAAATTCCTCCTTTTGTTTCCCGTTCAACTCCAACTTGGCCATTTCAGTCGAATTGATCAAGTCTACGTCTCTCCTTTTAGGCAGCATAATAGTTGGCTTAATTCCGGATTTAACCAATGAAGACTCGGACGAAGGGATAACCCTGGTCATTAATTTATCATACGACGATTTTTTTAACTTTCCTATTCTGATTTGATTGAGTATGTCCGAATATTCCTTATCAGTCTGCCTGAAAATAGTTTTTAATTGAACAATACATTCCGGTCCAAATGTATTGTTCCACGTTTCGCTTTCGAAACAAAACGCACATGTGTCTTTATCGTCCGAGTCTCCGACTGGAGGAAGTTGGTAAAAGTCTCCTGAAAATATCACTTGGATTCCTCCGAATGGTAAGTCGTCCCTCTTCCTAGTTAACCGGCCGATTTTATCCAGAATCGTAAATAGTTTCTTAGACATCATACTCACCTCGTCTATAATCAATACATCGGTCTTTTTCCAAATAGCACTCTTGTATTTGTTTTTTACAACACGGTCGACCACGTTATAAACTGTGTCCTTACATAGACCTACCCCGGCCCACGAGTGGATTGTTTTTGCTCCAATTCCTCCGTTTGTTTTCAATAAGATCGCGGCACATCCAGTCAACGCACATACCTGAACCCTTTTTTTCTTTACTTGGGCGATTAGCATCATCTTTTTAATCAGTTCCGTTTTTCCAGAACCGCCTGGGCCGGTTAGAAATAGATTATGTCCCTTTCTAAAAACAGACAAGGCATCGTTTTGTTCCTCTGACAATTCCATTCTTTCATAAGTCGTGATCTTTTCTTCTTCTTCCTCTCTATGCAGCATGATAATAAAAAAGGCAAACGATTACTTGAAATGGATCAATTTTTTTTAAAAAAAAATATTACAACTTGTTTATAAATTCATGGTAAAACGAATCAATAATGTCGATTTCTTCATGTTCTTTCTGTGATATAATGATGTTAATAAAATATATATATGATTGGTTGGTTCATTTTTTAAAAATTTAATCGAACAAGTTTTATATTATGAATAATCCGATTATAAAAACGATAAAAAGAGAGAATTACATCCAAGTATTCGACGTGCCGAAACAAGACAAACTAACTTATGGAGAAATTTACACACCTTTTTCTCTCCTAGACCAGATGTTTTCCCTTTTCAACAATGACGTATATAAAGACAAGGATGCGAAATGGCTTGACACCGGAGCCGGGAGTGGATTTTTTTCTATTTATTTATATTGGAAATTGATGGAAGGATTGAAACACTCATTTGAAAACGAAAACGAGAGACACGATCATATAATTAAAAACATGATTTACATGATTGAATTAAAAGAATCAAACGTCCAACACTTGATAAATGTATTTGGAAAAGAGGCAAACATTATTTGCGCTGATTACGTTTCCCATTTATTCGATTTTGATTTTGAATATATCATAGGAAATCCGCCGTACAATTCAGGCGGAATGAAAAAGGTCCCGTCAAATATAACGATGAAGAAAACGGATGATGGAAAAACAATATGGAAATCATTTGTATTTAAATCTCTCTCACTTTTAAAAAAGAATACTGGAAAATTATTGTACATCATTCCTTCTATTTGGATGAAGCCGGTAAATAAAAATATAATGTATAACTTGCTTACTGGACACCAATTGGAAAAACTCCACTGTCTTTCGAATACGGAAACTAACAAGTATTTTAAAGGAGAGGCCCAGACACCGACATGCTTTTTTTTACTAACAAATAAACCCACTACGGATTACTGCGTAGATTTATACGACCGCAACGTAAAAGACTATGTGAAATATATAACAAATAATAGACCGATACCAGTATTTGGCGCATCGGTTGTAACCAATTTGTCTTTTTCTTTTAATTCTTATGGAACTATAGCCGAACTTGTTAAAAAAACAAATTGTCCGAGCACAAGGAGTGTATTCTCTCCCATTCAAAGCGACGAATACCCTTTTAAAAATATAAAAACATGTGTTTTGGATAAAGACAAATCAAGTCCGATGCTTGTTATCGAATATAGTAATAAACCACAGTCATTCTATGGAAAATCTAAACTTGTTTTGGCGCATAAAATGTATGGGTTTCCTTTTCTAGACGCCAAAGGAGAATACGGAATATCTAGCCGAGACAATTACGTTATTTGTTTGGATGATTATACCAGTTTACTCGTTCTTCAAATTTATCTCTCGACCAAATTGGCGTTATATTTGTTTGAAAGCACGAGGTATAGAATGAAATATTTGGAGAAATATGCGTTTGAATTTATTCCAAACATTTTGAAAAACAAGGAACTCGTTTCGAAAATACTTTTGAAATATAATCAAACTGCAGATTCAGTGAAAACAGACACAGTCATAAATGAAATGGATGCTATAAATGAAATGGATGCTATAACTGACATAAATGAAATAGTAATGACTTATTTTAATTTGACATACGAAGAGAAAGAATCTGTTCGCATTCTTCATAAAAAAATGTATAAATCCTTTATAAAGTATGAATGTCTATAATAAACCTCGGTATGATTCAAAAAACGGTATATGAATGCCTATTAGATTTAAAAAGACATTCCATTTAACATTTGCGATCCCAATCAATGCGAAAATGAACAAGGATATCTTTTCATGGTGGAGAACCTCGACTGGTCTTTTATCAAACGGATTGAAAATAAAAACAATAAACGCAAACGTGACTATATCTTTAATCTGTTTAAGGTATTTTTTAAATTTGATAAGTAGTATCATCCGATCATCTAAACTGCCGGTATGAAGATTAACGATAGAAGCTACTAATATTTGTAGTATTAAATTTTTTTATTTTAAAAAATTGATTTTATTAAAAAGACGTTTTTGTCATTATATTACAGATGTTTTCTATCGCGACTACAAGATTCAATAATGATTCATTTATTGAAAATGAAAGATGGAGAGAACGCAACGAGTGGAAAGGATGTGTTTATGGAACGCCCATAAAAATAAAAGAAGGAGTGGCGCCTAATTCGTATATTTTCGTCATTGAAATGAACAATGACAAGAATAAAATAATGGGGATTGGGTTGATTAGAAACACATTGTCTATGCCTAGTAAACGCATATATTCCGCCGGAAATTACAACAGGTATACGTATAAGGGAAAGCGAAGAATAACCCGTTCTGACGTAGAAGGAGATTACGAAAAAGTACTATGTATATTGGAAGAACTTATATTCAGAGGGTCTAGACATATGAAACGCGGACAAGGTATAACCGTTATTCCAGAATGGATTTGTAATAATAAACATGTTAATTTTACAAGATATTTAAAAGAGATGTTTGGGATATAATTGGGTTTATTTGTAGTAAATAACATCTGGTATTTGTCTTTTTTTTTCCAACTATATTTATATAAACATGGAAGAAAAGAGTAAAACAGAAATATATGAAGAAACATATGAAGATAGAAAAACGAAGATAGAATACAAGTTAACATACAAAGCAATAAAAAATGTAGATGAAAAAGAAAAGAAGGAATTAATTGATCAGATGCACACCACTTACAGTTCTCCTGATTCTGATTTTTGCGGCTTAAGACCTGAATGGGTTACAAAAAGTATTCACAACTGTTTTGCGGCGGTTTCTTTGACTGCTTCATCGGAAGACGGAAAAAATCCAGAGATGATCGGTCTTTGTACTATTGAGGCAGATGGCAAGGGTTTATGTAATGGTATTATGAGTAGCAAGTGCGCTGAAATTTCGGCGTTTTGTGTAAGCAAAAAACACCCAGGTTCAGGAACTCTATTAATGAACCGTGTTAAATCATGGTTAAAGTCGATGGGTTATGAAGTCATAACTGTTTCTTCAGCTAAGACGGCTATTGATTTTTATATAAAAAGAGGATTTAATACTACTGGATACGACTACGACTTCGATGAGGAGGATGGCTACGGTTCTAGCGGGGATTCTTACATTGAAAAAGATGAACAAGATGAACAAAAAAGGTTTTTTATATTGAAAGACAATCAGAAAGACCCGGAGAGCTTAATGGGATATGCGGAAAAGGTCGGAATACTTGTACCCAAAACTGGTGGAAAAGCGAAGAACAAAAAGAAAAATAAACAATCAAAAAAGAAAAAGAAACAATCAAAAAAGAAAAAGAAACAATCAAAAAGAAAAGGAACACGTAAATAAATCGCATAGCAAGCGAGTAACAAGGAAATACACATTTCTCTCTCAAAACCTAAAGACCCGCCCTTTAAATAAGAGTTTAGAATGCCAAGGTTTAAAAAAAACAATTGTATAATATATTAATTAGGTAAGTAAAGGGAATGGCATACCGGTTTTTAAGCAATTTGGATAATAATGATGACGATGACTATGATGGTTCGGAAGATTTGGAGGATTTTATAAACGATAATAATAACAATGTTTCCGAATCCCCATCGGTGGACGACACGCCAATCGACGATTATGATGTTGAAAATTATGATATAGAGACATTATTCAAGTTTTTAAACATTGATAAAGATTCTAATGAATTCCAAATCAAGGATTCGGCCAACAATCTATCTGCAATAATGAAAAACAAAAAAAGAAATAATCTATCCGTTTTTTTTGAAGAAATAAGAGATAAATTGCTGGAATGGAAAAAAGAAGAAAGAGATAAAAAGAATACGAAACAACAAGAGTCTGGGTTACCGTCGACATTTATTACAAAAAATACAGACACGAGAGACTATTCGACCGTGTTACCAGATAAAATTGTCAAAGATAACACCGAACTACCTGTTAACCTTGACAGAGACGATCCGTCTTCTACGTCTGTTAATAGTAGCAGTGTCGTGCCCAAAACTGGTTTTTTACTAGACGGTGAGGATCTGACTTCTAAAAATAGTAATATCATTCTACCTACGAGAAGGACTATTACCAGTATAATAAATATAGACACATTTTTCAGAAGCGATTATTTAAATACAGACGCTAGCAACTATATACAAGATCTTCCAGAAACGATTAATAATGTCGTAAGATTGTCATTAAAGTCAATTGAAATTCCAAATATTTGGTATTCGATTTCATCCGAGAGAAACTCAAATTTTATTAATATCACATTTAGAAAATTCAGACATGCTTACCAAGCTGTAACTGGTATTGGCACAGTGACTGAGGATCGCGTGGACGAATATGACGCATCTTATGATATTATAATTCCAGATGGAAATTATACAGCGACTGAAATTACAACTACTATGAATAACCTATTCGCATACTATGCTAAAAATGATAAAATTATTAATTCCTATACTACATATAATAAAAATAACGAAGTCATTCGAATTGTAAATGGGATTAAAACTATAACGGACCCACTGGCAAATCCTATACATTATTTGAGAATGAGCGTCGACGGTATTACCGGAAAAACTACATTTAGAGTCATATCAAAGGACTATGATTATACAAATACAGCAGAAGAAGCTATTTTTGGGTCATCTCCGTACGAACCAAAGGACATTGTCGAAGCCGATAACCCTGGGTATTCTCCGGAGATGACTGTCGAATTTAATTTTTTAAATGAAAGCCAATCATTATTGTACGCTGAATTAACAAATAGAAAATACGGTATTCAGCAAGGGACAGAAGGTTCTACCAAAAGACCATCGTCATACGATTCAGACTCCATCGTCCCTGAGAAAATCATGTTTGATACAGCCGGATGGATGTTTGGATTCAGAAGACGGCAGTATATTATGACAATCCATTCTACTTTTTTCGATCCTTATAGCGGTAAGAAAGCCGTGACGTATAAGGGTTTTATAAATAGCGAGGGAATCTACGGAGGTCTAGTTAATACATATATTCTTCTAAGCGTTGACGATTTCAACAATAATTATAAAAAAACGATTATAACCAATAGCGAGAATTTCGCCGCAAGTAACAATGTTTTAGCGAAAATACCAGTAGGATCCGGGTCAGGTACTTTGATGGTTCAAGGCACTGATTTGAATCCTTCAAGAGAGTATTTTGGTCCTATTAATCTTAAAAAGTTTAGAATCAAGTTATTAGACCGGTTTGGGAATATATTAAACATCAACAAGAATAATTACACGCTAAGTTTTGAGGTATCCCAAATATATTAAAGTTAAAAAAAGGATAAAAATATGGATGTAATATATTATCATGCAAGTAAGATTTGTTCCAGTAACACCTATAAGTGGAAAATCATCAGTTTCTCAATCTAGTATGTTTGGTAAATTACTAGATGTTACCGAACTAAAATGTTTGAATACAGAAGACCTGCTAAAAGAGTTGTACACTACTATAGGAGCGTCCCTTAATAAATTGTTGGTAAATTATTCAGTAGGAAATATTTTAGCAGTCAGGACAGAATTGGTCGAGAAGTACGAAACGTTAGCAGTTACAATAAGAAATAATTCAAAGCCTGAATATTTGTATTACGAGATCATGAGACTTTTATTAAGTAAGACGTTGGACGGAATGAACCAATCCATTAAGCAATATTTAGAGTATGTAGAAACAATTTCAAAATTAGAAGCATGTAATAACGTTAAACGTATTTTAGACGACCCCGTAAAATTGGCAGACTATATTAGACAATTAAACGATCGAAAATATTTATTCAATGTCGAACCTATTACTACGATCAAAACGATTTTAAAACCCAAATATGCAGAATATATAAGATTATATGGGTTTCCTGAGGGCGGTGTATTTAAAACAGAAGAATTGGGTGATATTATTTATAAATTAGAGAGAAATTTGCCAGTTACGTCAATTCGCGATATAATATAAAATATAACTTGGGTTATTTAGAAAAAATAAAACGATATACGTTGTTGAAATAAATAATAAATTATTTTGTTATTTTTTTTTTAAATTATAATTATATACCCAATATGGCAGGACCCGTGACAACTATTGATTTTGCGCTAGACCAGTTTGATTCCGAGTTAACTATGGCGATTAAGGCCTTATTGCCTGTTGGACAGGAGCCAACGACATTTGATGTTAGCGCCACAGCAATCTACCAGGTTAGCGTCGAGTCGATGAAAAACGCATTTTACTTTGAGTCTGATTCAAGAGACTTGAATAACCTCGACGCAGAAGATCTTAAATACTACGTGGTTTGGAATCCGGCGTACAAATTAAATCCCAGTCATGCTTTAGTTATAACTGAAGGTTCTAGTGAACCAATAGCTTTGACTGACGCGGAAGGAGCTATCCCGGATAATCGTCAGTTGGTGAAGCATGATTTTATCAGACACATAGCCAAAGATTTGTTTAATACCCATCTTGCTGTAGATTTATTTTCGAATGAAACCGAAATAGTTGAAGATCTTGCGTCTAAAGGAAATGATGCCTGGACAGCTATCGAGACTTCGATTGCCAATGTTTCCGCTGGAGGATCGTTAACGATTAATGGAGCGGCGTACATGACAAACGCTGAAGACAGCAGCGCCAACTTGTGCAGAGTTTTATTCAGACAAGCGATACAAGTGCGACCTGAGCGATTTGATGATTTATCTCTTTTATATAAGGTCGAAGCTGACAATACTTTTTTTATCCCTTTCAAGGACGGCGATTCGATCTCGTTCAAAGTTGTTTATAAACCGGAACCCACACAGCACACAATACTTGAGTCTAGGGCCACTAGTGATATAGCAGTTCCTGATAGAGTCTATCGTATCAAGATTGAGATTAAAGATACGCCTGATCCAAACACTGTGGTGGATGATAGTGTTGGATTCGCCAACTCCAGGGTGATTATAGCCTAATCGCGTATTTCGACTTTTCTTTTTTTTAAATAAATTAATTATTCATATAATATATTATATATTATGAATAGTAGCATTGGACCACGAAATACAAGCGTAAATATTATTATTGATTTGGCTCGAATGAGAGGAGAAGAAATAAAAACAATAAAACAATATCATAGCGCGAGTCAGAGTATAAGTATACAAGGTACTTTAAAATTAGACATGATGAAGCACAAAGAGGAAGATAAGCATAAATACAAGTCTCATTTTCCAGAACAAAAATGCGGGTCTTGTTAGTTAATTATATTAATATGTGGAGGAAGCGTACTGAAAAGTAATTCGTTTTTGGGATTGGATAAAAACAAGTCCTTGTTTATCCATTCTATTGAAAGAGGAACTGATGTTGATTCGGGCGATTTGGACGTCCAATTTTTCTTATTCAATACCTTGTAAAGTTTTTCGATTCTGGACTGAACCCCTCCTACATTTCTCGGCGCTTCATGTTTAACTGCCCATTCAAACTGCATGGATTGTATCTTGTCTTGAAACCCGCGAATTATACATAAATGTTTCCATCCAGGACCTTTTCCAGTAGTATATTTTGCTCCGCCACATATCTCTCCATTATGTTTTCTAAGTCGTTGAACCGGATCGGGAGATACCCCTGCGTATGTAAAATGTTGATTATATATGATATAAAAATCCCATCCTTTGTTCATTTTATATTTTATATGAATGCGTATATTTATTTTAATTTAGTTTCGCGCAATTATAAAAAAAATATACTATCAATAAATAATAAATAAACAAGCGTTTCTTTTTTTTTATAATTCAAACCTAGCTATTTTTGCCCTGAGTTTTTCTTCATAATTAAAGTCGCCCACAGGCTTGTAATTCTTTTGTAATTTCCACTCAAAACCGTCTAGTTCGAATTTAATAGAAACCTTTTGACTTTTATCTCCAATATTTTTTTGGAAAACTTCCGTTTTCATATCATTATACCACTCGACGTATACGGCGCAACTAATAGTGTCAGTCTTTCCATCAAGTTTCGCATGGACCTTGTGAATTTTTTTCACAATTGGGTCATAATGAGAACATAGAACACGTGATAAATAATCAACAAAATAATCGTTAATTTCTTCTTGCGTGTATTGTTTGAAATAGGTTGGGGCGAGTCCAAGGTCTGGAATATAAATGGACATTTGCTTCGAAACACTTACCTTTTTGTCGTCTCCGAACCATTTTCCATTTCCATAATAAGCGTCGTTGTAAGTCAAGTGGAATGATTCCGTGTCAATTCCATATCCATATTCTTGCTTGTCTTTGTTATTTCGGCAGTATTCGTAGTCTGTTTCCGCTTCGTAGTCGTATTCGGTTTCATAGTCTCCCGAGTAAGAAGGCATTTCGGAGTGAGGATCTTTTGAAATCATATATTTTAAAGTACATCATTTCAATTTTGTTTATAAAGATAATAACGCCTAAACGATGGAAACGATATTCGGATACAAGCCTAAAATAGGAATGCGCATTCCATATCCAGAGACGGTAAATTTCATATTCGTTTCTAGTCTTAGCCACGTTTCTGCGTCTTTGAAATGTAACAATGGAATTGAAAACGCTACTTGGTATACATTACCATTTTCGTCTAATATTGTATTTTTAATATATTTCCCCCCAGTTGAGAATTCACGCCTCTCTTTTATGGTTATAGTGCGTTCAAATCTTGTAGAATAAACGTATACTATATGAATGATAATCAAAACTATAAATCCTACCAAAATTGGGTCTTTTATAAGATTTTTCATCATTTGGTAAAAGTTTTTCATTATTATTTTTTATTATTTATATATTAACAAGTGATTTTTTTTGGGGTTACTTTGAAAAAAAAATCAATCCTCAAGGTATTTATTTGGCTTTTTTTCTGTTGATAATAACTCGTCTCGCTTCTATTAATTGTTCATTTAATTTTTTATTTTCGTCGCGCAACAATTCATTGTCTTTCATAATTTTTTCGCGATCTTCATTTTCAATATTATTTAATTTAATAATCTTTTTCATTTCTCTCATTTCATCTTTTTCAGTTTGATATGATTCCCATTCATCTACCAATTGTTTTTTTTTAATTTCGCTTACTTGTAAACGTAATATACATTCATTCAATTCGTTTGTTAAACGCTTGTTTTCGCCCTGGCATATTTCCAAGCGTAATTTATAATCATGTAAATCGGTTACTATTCGTGTATTTTCATCTTTACTGTCGCTTAAGAGAGACTTGTAATCTGTAAACATGTTTGTAAATAGATTCATTTTATATGTAATATGTAAATATAATATTGATTTATTATATCGTTTTTTTTAAATTTATTTATATTTTTCTAGTGTTGTTGAAAAAAAATCTCTTTAAAATGTTATTGGGTTTATTGCGGTCAATATTTTTACGCCATACCTTTTTTTTCTTAATGGTTTTTTGTCTTATTATTTTTCTTTTCCGTTCCAATTTGTTTCTTACTTTATTCAAATTCAAATTCAAATTATAATAATAATCAACATTATAACTATCAATTAACATGAATCTGTTTTTTTTTTTAATAAAAAACTCTCTATTTTGGTCATCTCTTCCAGAGTTATTAAACATTTTATGTAATTTGTTATAAACTCGTTCGAATATTATAGATTTTTCGCTATAAGCTAACGATGTGATTAGTTTGTAATAATCATAACTATTTCCGTATTCCAAATCATAAACTTTTTTATAATACATACTGTCAAAATCATAAGTATCCTTATATAATCTCTCTATCCCGTCTATTTTTTGCGATCTAGTTAGAGGTTGTTGATATTTATAATCGTATTTTGATAAAAGTGTAAAATTCAGTTCACGGATTTTCCTATCCATTCTTTCGTTTAACGAAATGAAAAAGTCCTTTGTCAATCCATCTTCGTATTGGTATTTTTTAACGAATGCCGTGAAATCTATAACCCTCCCGAAATCAATTACTACACATTTGATCTCTCCACTGTCGTCCTTATATATAAGACAATTATTCGTATGTAAATCAGCGTGATATATTCTATGATCTATCCAAAGGCGTATTATTTGTATTAAAAAAGACTCGACCGACATTAACAAATCTTTTCTGGATACTTTACCGTTTTCATACGAATCTATGTAGCTACCGAATGTGGTTGATTGTTGAATAAGAGGCATTGTAATTATTCCTAACTCGTTATTCTCGTCATCGTTTACAGTATCATAAATCCAGTTGAATATAATATTTTTAAGAACGTCATCAGTTGTTTTATTTTTCAAAATGTTTATTAAACCTTTTGAATTTTTATTTGTAAAAAGTGAAAAATTTGCGATAGAAGGACATAACTGATCTTTCCCGTTTGATAATGACGTATACCATATTTTTTGCTGTATCCTTGCTTCTTCTATAAACGACTCTTTGGTTTCTGAATATTTAAGTATTCCATCTTCTTCTTTATCTGAAGAAGGAAAAATAGACAAAATAGATGGTTTTTTGGAAACAGTAAGAATTCTCCCCAAATTTTTTTCAGTTTCAGTTACTACTGCTATTTTTAACAAGTAATCTGTAACCGGTTTTGTAAACGTCCTCGGAGTCGTTTCTGAGAGATAATTATATTCGGAATGATCTCTATCGATTGTTAATACAACCATGACCCCCTTTAATGAATCATATGTTAGATTTTTCAGGGTAGATCCTGGATGGAGAATCATGTCAAGTATCGGTTTGAACCCTTTTTTATTGACATTTTTTAAATATAATCCTCCTGTTTGGAGATGATGGATTTGTGAATACATTTATATATAATAAATATATTTTTATATCATTACATCATTAGAGAGAGAGAGAGAGATAAACCTTTTCCAAATTTTACTTAATATTTTATACCAATATCAATGAGAAAAAAAAAGGGTTCCCTTTTTTTTTCTTTTTTTCTTTTTTCTTTTATTTTTATTTCTTTTCTTTTTTCTTTTATTTTTATTTCTTTTATTTTATTTTTATTTTTATTTTTATTTTTATTTCTTTTATTTTATTTTTATTTTATATTCTATTTATTTTTTAATAATCTCTGCCAGGTTATGTCCTGATATATGCGCCGCTACGACATATCCGTGCCCGAACGGGAAACGCGTGTCATTTATTTTTTCCTTTAATAATTCCATCGTAACCTCCGCGGCGGCCTCACTCCCATCCTCCGAGCGAGGTCCATCGTAGTCATAGACCGCGACGTCCTGCCCGCCTTCCACCAAACTCTTCCAATACAATGTCATCTCCCGTTTCTTTATCATCTCTTCGTAAAAGGGCACGTACACCTCTTTACGAGACGTCACGTAATCCATCTCTTGGTTTTCAAACCCCGGGAATTTTGCGTAGAGAACCTTTTTCCCCTTTGACCCAGGGTATCTACGCTTAGGTGCTCCTCTCTCTCCCGACTTCTTTGCCTTTCCGACGTTTTTCCAGAACTTCATCGCCTTTTCTTCGTCTATTTCCTCAAACACTTTCCCGGACTGCCAAAACGACTCAAAGTTCGCGAACCCCTTGTAGGATCCGTCCACGTAAGTCATCGGGGAAAAGTCCCTCCTGTTCTTGTTCAGGGTTGCCTGCGCGGACGTCACGTTCAGCTTTAAACATCCGACCGGAGGCTCAATGTGTTTTCCTTTTCCCCTCCCAGGAAGCGAAATGATGTACACTTTCCCAGGAGGGTTCCCCTCGCGCTTCCTCTCGGACTCCGCGCGAAGTGCCTCGACGCGCTCGGACTCCAACCGGTCCAACTCCGCCGCCCATGCCGCGCCTACGCGATACATTTCCTCATACTCTTCTTCGTTCGAATGCTTAGAATTCATCTGTGAAAATACAAATACAAATACGAAATAATTAGTACCAAAAACCGCCAACCCAACCTTTACGATTATAATAAAAGATAAAAATCATTTCAATTTTTTTATTCTCACAGTCATATTATCACTGTAAGTAAAATGAAATTGAAATGAAATTGAAATGAAATTGAAAAAAAAAAGAGGCGTACCCCCTTTTTTTTTTAATTAATTTTTTATTTATTTTTATTAATTTTTATTTATTTTTTATTCTCTGCCAAATCCTTTTGCCTTTTCATTTCTTTTTTTGCCAAATGCTTCGTCAAAACGACCTCAAATTCTGCGTCAAGTGCTGCGCGAAGTTCCGCAAATTCCTTTGAGTTTATGTCGGACAGTTTCTCTCTTTCCATCTTATCCTCATCAGACTCTTCGTTTTCTACTTCGTCTTCGTCTTCGGTCCAATAATCCTCTTCGCAATCGATCGCATCCAATACTTCCTGGAGAGAAACGACCATAGAATACTTGAAAGCTTCCATCTGTAAAATATAATATAAGAAAGGATTAGAAAAACGCGACAAATTAAACAAACAAACAAATACGCCAATAATGCAATTATATATAAAGTAAAAATCATTTCAATTTTTTATTGTACAACATTATTGGAAAAAAAAGGAGGTTTCGCTCCCCAAAAAAGGTTCCCCCCCCCCCCTTTTTTTTTTTTTTTTTTTTTTTTTTAACTTCAACCACGCCC